ACAGTGGGTTTTTTATTGGATTTTATTTAGATTAATACTTCTCTCCTCGGTATTTCACTCTATTCATCTCTAGTCTCTTCTTCGCTTACGCTCGAAGAGCCTTAGTCAAAGATAAATCGAGTATACCTTCGGTGAGAGAGAAGGCAGTAATTAACTGCAGTAATTAATATAATTTACATATATTATAGCACAACTTTTGCAAGAAAGCAAGTGTTATTTTTGGGTAGGTCATCATTTGATGGGTCTGTGAAAGTTCTATCTCCGAGAAAAATTATTCCTTCTTCGATAGTCCGTAGGATTTTGCTGCACTCTTTTAAGATGTCTTTTCCTTCCTTCGTTTCTTTTGCGTTTGCGTTTCCATGTTGGTTTCTCGTAAAATTCGAGTTCACGGCAGCGTTCTTTGATACCAGCGTTCTCGCATTTCTTACGAAAGATACGAAGTGCACGATCTACACGCATATTTTTACAGTGAATACTAGGCAAGTAAGCCTCCTAACACTAAAATAGCGATGCCAATCCAAAAGATAGTAGAGGTGAAAACAGTTAGAAAAACTTCAAGAAATTCGTCCAAATCTCCACCCCCTCTTTCTTAAAAAGTGTATTTGCGAATAAAGTTGCTGTTCAGACACTCTTAGCTTCTCACATATTTCGGAAGTAGGAATTACACGATAATTATCGCGTAGGTATTGTCTTTCAGCCTGAGTCCATCTTTTATTCATACATCTATTATACAAAAATTCTGAGCAAAAGTCAAGAATTATTTTTGACCACCTGAAAAATTGTTCTTGACTTCGCTTCAAAATAGTAGTATAATATATACATTAATTTTAGGAAAAGAATATGAATAATGATGTAGCAACTTTAATTTGGTTAGTGATAACCAACATAGCAACTTACAATTACTGCAAATGGTATTTTATACGACATACTATTGATGTTCTTGAAGAAAAAGGGGTGCTAGACCTTGAAGATGAACAAAAATAATTCTTGACAACATCTTCGAAATTTAGTATAATAAATCTGAAGTGGAAAAATTTTTGCACTTCGGGTTTGGGAAGGACATAATCCGTTCTTAAAAACAAGTTCTTTCTGCATCTAGGAACATTATCGTTTTTTGGATTATGGGAACTACTACCGAAAGGAGTAGATATTAATAAGATGCAAAGCTTTCTGTAAAGGAGTAAACAATGACAATAGAAAACTTAATACATAAGCACTTTCTCGGCTTTGACGAGAGATTTTTTAACCCTGTTGAAGATACACAGTATCCTCGACATAACATAGTAACACGCGGTGATGACTACTTTCGAGTTGAAATGGCATTGCCAGGCTGGAGTAAAGAGAACATTGAAGTCTCATTGGACAAGCGAGTCTTGACCATTGAAGGCACATCTAAACTAGAGTGTGGAGATGATGAAAATTACATACACAAAGGAATAAGTGGAAAAATGTTTAGAAGAACTTTCTCCTTAGGCGAGTTCATAGAAGTTAAAGGAGTAAGTTTTGAAAACGGCTTGCTAGGCATAGAATTAGAAAAAGTCATACCCGAAGATAAAAAACCAAAGGTATATGACATTAAATGAAAACAAAACTTTATGAATTAAAAACTTTAGTTTGTGAAGATGGCAAGTTCTGCGATAATACTATGAATACAATAATACTACTAGGCTTCGGCTCAATAGTTATTCAGAGTATTTGGGCAATAACCTAACACGATCACAAAGGGTAAGTTATAACTTGGGAGCTTCGGCTCCCTTTTTCAAGGAGAAAAATGCAAAAGAAAGTTGATCCATACCTACTTATAGTAGCGATGGAAGAGGCAGGAGAATTTGCACAGGCCTGCTCGAAAGTGTATAGACACAACGGCGGGAAACGTGAACTCAAATGTTTATCACAAGAAATTGGAGATTTACAAGCTATGATAAATTTATTACGAGAGGAAGGTTTCGTAGATTTAAATGTAGCAGAAAAGAAAAGAATCAAGCGCGAAAGAAAGCACAGGAGAAAGTATTGAAAACAAGCGAAGAGGGATTAGCCCTCATCAAAAAATTTGAAGGGTGTGAATTAGACGCATACCAATGTTCAGCAGGAGTTTGGACTATCGGCTATGGGCATACAAAAGGTGTGCAAGAAGGCGATCAGTGGAGTCAAAGCCATGCAGAACATATGCTCGAAGTAGAGTTAGAGGAGTATGAAGGTTATATAAATGATTATGTAACAGCGCCACTTTCACAAAAACAATTTGATGCTATGGTGTCTTGGGTATACAACCTCGGACCTGCCAATTTAAAAGCGTCTACTTTATTAATAAAACTAAATCAAGGCGACTATCCTAAAGTTCCAGAGCAGATTAGAAGATGGAATAAAGCTGGAGGTAAAGTTCTGCCAGGCCTAGTTCGTAGGAGAGAGGCGGAGGCTCAATTATTTCAGCATGAAGATTGGGAACACATTTAGTAAGTTTTACGCTTGGTTAAAAAGTTTATTCTCCACAAGGTATAAATTAACAGTTAGTTATAATTCAACTTATGGCGACGCTGATGATCAGACCTATATTGTAAAGAAGTTCTATTATAAACAGGACAAGTATATCTCCTTCAAAACAGAAACAAACGAAACAGTTGAAATTCGTGGCGCAGAGGGATTAAATTATAGGATAGAAAAGCTATGAACCAATTTTTTATAGGGATTATTTTAGTGCTAAGTCTTGGGTGTTATTGGTTATACACCGAGAATGTTACGCTAAAAGATAACAATGCTCAGTTAGAAATGGGTATTGCAACACAAGAAAAAACAATAGAGTCTTTAAAAAATGACTTTGCTTTACAAGGAGAAGCATTAGGCGCTCTACAAGCAAAGAACAACGAGATAGAGTTAGAAATGAATCGCTATCTTGATATATTTAAAAGACATAACTTAACTAAGTTAGCTGCTGCAAAGCCTGGCTTGATAGAATCAAGAGTTAACAAAGCAACAAAAGAGGTATTTGATGGAATTGAAAACGACAGTCGGGATATTGACGACCTTGATGATGGTCTCCAACTGCAGTCTCCTCCCAACGAAGACATTAGAGGTTAGTGCAGAACCCGTAGAAAGACAGATAATTCAACCTGTCATGCCTCGTGAAATAGATTTGAAGGAGCCATATTGGTATGTGGTTTCATCAAAAAATCTTGACGAATTTCTTGCTCGTATAGAGAAAGACCAAGGTCAAGTGGTATTTTTTGCTATGTCTGTTCAAGACTATGAACTCATGGCATATAATACTCAAGAGCTAAAAAGATATATTAGAGAGCTCAAAGAGGTAGTAGTTTACTATAGAACAGTAACGACTACCGAACAAGGAGACTAGAATGTTAGAATTCTTCGAATGGATTATCCGATGGATACAAATTGTTCCATGGTTAGTTATGGGTGCATCATTAGTTGCAGCTTTAACTCCTACACCTATCGATGATGGCATAGTTAAGAAACTTTATAAGGTTCTCGACTGGGTCGCACTTAATGTCGGAAAGGCAAAGGATAAATAATCATGGCAGATGCAACAACTGACAATTCGAGAAACGAAGTTCAAATTGATCTAGATAAGTATATGAACTTAGTCGATAAACTCGACAAAGCAGAAGATACTATCACTGAACTGAAAGAAGAAGCCAAAAAGGCTCGTGATCAGCTCGCTCCTCCTAAAAGGAAGTTTATGGATTTGTTCCTAGATGATAATGATATAAATGAGAAAGCTATCATAGGCTTCATATCATTTTTCTTGATGTTCGTGTTCGGAATGTGTGATTTAATCACAGCGTTTTGGGGCATGGACTTACAGGTATCAGATACAATTTATACTTCTTTTGTAGTTGTAACACTAGGAGCATTTGGTATTTCTGAAGCAGGCAAGGCGTTTGGAAAATAATTATCTCAATACACGAAAGTCGGACTCACTCGTAGTTCGACTTTCACCTACTCACACCCCATATTAAAACAAACCTCACTAAAAATAAGTCTTGACAACAAGTCAAAATTTTTGTATAATATACATTATGAATTTATTTTACCTTGACGAAGATTTAGATGCGTGTGCAGAAGCGCATGTTGATAAGCATATCGTCAAGATGCCGTTAGAAGCAGCTCAGCTGTTATGTACGGCAATTTGGGTGGATTCAGTTTTAGGTTTCATTCCGAGAGCATTGAATAAAGAGGAAACTCGAGAATTGAATTCTCGAAAGTCAGAAATTAAACATTTGCCAATGGAAGAGAGACCTTTAACTCCTTATCTTCCTATGATGTATAACCACCCATGCACAATTTGGACTCGATCAAGTCTTGATAACTTCGAATGGGTTCACTGTTATGCAAACGCCCTCAACGACGAATATTTTTATAGATACGGGAAGCAGCATAAATCAGTGGTGGAAGTTATCAATCGACTACCAGAACCCAAAAACATGCCTAGACACGGAATGACGGAGTTCCTACTAGCCATGCCGGACGAGCTCAAACAGGAAGATAATCCGATTCAGTCTTATAGAGACTATTACCATTTAGATAAAGCAACGTTTGCAAAATGGTCTCATCGTCCCAAACCCCATTGGTGGAACGAAGACTATGCAGACTATGAAAAAAGGATAACAGCAAAGTGAAAATAATAATTTACAGTAAACCAAACTGTCCTTTCTGCACAAGAGCAAAAGCTTTGGCAGAAATGAAAGGCGCAGACACAACCTATCTCATGTTAGGAGAAGATTTTGATGCGCAAGAATTCATGGCAGAGTTCCCAACTGCTAGAACTTTTCCACAAATAATTTTAGATGATGAAAAAATTGGTGGATATACAGACTTAGACAAGGCTTTGAATGGCTAAGAAGTTTACATTTAATGAAGAACAGACGCTAAATTATGTGAGAAATCACATAATCAAAACCTATGATAAGCATTACAGTATGGAGAAAATTCAATCTACTGAGTTTATTTTTGACGCAGGTCATGGAGAAGGATTTTGTATAGGTAATATTATAAAGTATGCACAACGCTATGGGAAGAAAGATGGTAAGAATGAACAAGACTTATTAAAAATAATACATTATGCAATTATATTGCTAGGGAGTAAAGATGGCGATAAAGAGTAAGTCCTACGAAAAATTAACAAATGATAATATTAAAAAAGTTATCGATCTACTAGAAGCAGACAACCCGATTACTAAAAAGGAAGCCTGTGAAATTCTGAATATTAGGTATAACACGACCAGACTTCAGAAAATCATTGACGACTGGAAGGACACACAGGAGTTCAGAGCTAGACGAAAAGCAATGAACAAAGGCAAGCCTGCAAGTAGAGACGAAATAAAGTCAGTAGCACAAATGTATGTAGAAGGGTTTAATGTATCCTCTATTGCACAATCTATCTACCGATCCCCGTCTTTCGTAAAAAATATCATTGAGAGAATTGGAATACCAATGAAACTTGCTGATTCAGATTACGAGGGAAGAAAACGAGCTATGTTACCAGAACAATGTGTAGCAGATGAGTTTGAAAAGGGCGAAGTAGTATGGGCAATTAGAGCAAATTACCCTGCAAAAATAGTAAAAGAACACACAAACGTAGAGTATGAAAAGACATATGGTTGTAAGTGTTATTTAGTATATACGATTGAGTGCACTGATTTAAGTGATACATTTTTTCCGC